CGCCGCCGTTCCTGATCCAAACCTCTTGGGCTTCTTTCCAACCGCTGTTGTAGACGTAGATGCCTTTGGCGGGATCGGCTTGCCGCCAGGAACCGCCATCTCGGATGTAAAACTCCATAGCAGTTCCGATCAGTACCAGATGTGAATGTCGCCGTCGTTGGGTGACGGATGCACCGAGGATGACGGTGTGCCAGATCCAGAACCCGTAGTGATGTTGTAGGTGGCGCTGGACCCTGATCCGAAGCCGTACACTTGGTTGTAACGGGCGATCTCGGTGTCAATGTAGGCCTTGTCGACAATGCCGCTGGTAATCTTGGCCCCAGACAAACTCGGAATACGGTCGACGTGGAACGTGCCTGCCGTAATCTTGTTGGCGTTCAAGTTTGGGATGTCGGCAGCTTCCAAAGCCGCCGACAACGTCAATGAGACATCTCCGCTGCCATCAATGCTGACACTGCCCGTCATGTCGCCGTCAACCGTCAAAGTCCGAGCATTCAACCATTCAGAAGCAGTAGCAGCGTTGCCCGTGCATGACCCCGAACTGCCCGTAACGTTACCAGTCACGTTGCCCGTGAAACCGCCTGCAGCCGTCACCGCACCCGTAGTCGAAAACGCATTCGCCGTAACAGTCCCCGTCGCCGTCAACGCCGCAAACGAAGAAGTGCCCGTAGCCACAAGACTCGTGAAAGACTCATTGCCGCTCAGCACCTGATTAATCAGGTTCTCAACGTTCGTAAAGTTTGAGTTCATCTCGCTGGCAATAATCGCATCACCAGCAGCAAACGTGTTTCTAGCCAAAGTAGCCATCAGCGCATCCTTCGTGATATGTACGGGAACGCAAGCCCGTTAACTTCCCAAGTAGCGTTCTGCAACGTCGGACCAACGATCTTCACGCAGATCGAAGCCGCCGTGCCGCCAGTCCCCAACTTCTTCACATCGACAGGAGCGTTGCCGCCAAACGTCGCCCAAGTACCGTTACCCAACGTGCCCGCTGCTTTCTGATACGTCGTCGTGCCTGCCGCATCAGCAGCCCACGTCGACGTAGAACCGCCACGCCCCTCAACTCTCGTCGTGTACTGCCTGCGTTCCGTAGCAGGATCGTAATCGTGAAACACGTCCAGACCCAGATCAACAGTCTGCTCACTTGCCATAATCAAACGAATCTGGCCCCAACGCTTCTTAACAATCGGGTTCTTCGTCTTGACCCAAGCAGTTCTAAAGTACGACGGAATGTTCGTCGTCTCATAGTTGCCGCTGACCGAATCGTAGGTGTACCTGTCGCCAGCAAAGTCAGAGTTATCGATCGACACGACACGCCCAGTGTTCGCCACGCAAGCGCCGTACAAGACCGCCTCAGCGTTCGGTGGCTGATGAGCATGCAGCACCAAAGCATCAACATCCCACAGCACCCAAGCATTCGTTGTCGGGTCATAAACAAACACGCGCTGCTCAAGAGCGTTTGTGTCAGGGTTGTTGTATCGGACAGTCACATACAGCTTGTTGTTCGCCCAAGCCAACTGTGGTGCTTCGCTGAAACTGATACGTCCGTCATCAATCGCAGGCTGCAGCTTCTCAAACAGCCAGATCGTATTGTCGCCGTTGTACAAATACACGCCCTTGCGGTCGTGCCAGAAGAACACGCCATACGGCGTAGACACGGGGCTAGACAGCGGCATAGACCCGACAGTTTCAGAAATCGGCACCAACTGGAACGTGTCAGCATCAAAGCCGAACAGCGCATACATAGAGTTTGACTTGAAGATCACCAGACGGTCGTTGTGGCCGACGATCCCAGTGATGTAGTCGCCGCCCTCGCCCTTGCCAATGTCGATGAAATCTAGATCGTTCCACTGGGTCGGCAGGTTGGCATGCGAGAACCTGATGCGGTTCTTCTCGGCAGTGCCCCCTTCTACCGTGTTCCCGACCCATGCAAAGTTGTTCCAGTGCTCAACGTATTGAGCGATCGGGAAGTTACCAGGGCTACCATCCAAAGTTGTGCCCAGGTTCGTGAAGCTCGTGCCGTTGTAATAGAACGACGTGACATCGCCCGACACGGCGTACGCAACGTTGTTGATCGTCACGCCGTAAGTGCGAGAACCATCACTACGAGCCGTAATGGTGCTCGCCCCTGTCGAATCGAAATCAACGCCGCTGTAAACAGCAACAGTCGTGCCGTAGTTCACCAGCACTTTGGAAGTGCCGTCGTCGTTGTGATACGACCAAATGCCTTTAACGTTGCTTGGCAACGCAGTCTGCGCCAACGTCTTGACACCGTCACGCAGCAGAATGCCGCCCCTAGCGTCCACGTTGACATTCAACAAATCAGGAGACTCGTTCAGCTCCAAATCAAACACGTCAGTTCGGTAGTTCAACCCGCCTCGGAAATCATCCAGGCTGATCAGGCTGTAGCCATTACCTGCCATAACAGCCCCTAGAAGATCACGCCGTTAGAGTTCTCGTACCGCTTGGGATACACGAAATCGTTGACGTTGCGCTGCCGCCGATTCAACATCATCGGCTGCGGCGCAGGAGTATCAGCAAACCGACGAGCCAAGTTATCTAGCTCCACTTGGAACAGGCGGTCGTACTGCGCCGCCATCATCGGGTCTTCCTGCTGCATGTACGCCTTCGAAGCTGCATACATCGACAACAAAGGATGAAACGGCGCAGGCAAATCAGGATAAACGTTTACATCTGACGGCGACCCGTCCATCGTGTCAGGAAAGTCAGTCGGGTTCCTGATGCCACGCACATAAATTGTTTCGACGCTACTCGGCGTCGGATACAACCGAACCGTGTCATCCCACCAAGACCAATGCGTCGGGCTACCACTGCCCGACGTGTTCAGCGGATAGTTGTAATCGGCCAGATCCCGCCCCACATACTGACAGATCTGATCGTCAGTCCGCAGCGAAAAGATCTCACGCATCCCCTGCGTGATCCCAGTTCCCACTGCAGACAGCGTGTAATCAGACTGGTCTGCGACCGTAGAAAACGTGGTCGAAACCTCAAAGAAAGGCCAACGCTTCTCGCTGTAAACGATTGCGTCAAACCCCTGAGCAATAAACGTGTCCAACACCGAGTTCGGGATGTCTCCCTCGGCAATGTCCAGCATGCCTTGGACCTGACTTCGAATCTGCGCCAAGGTCATTCTGCTCATGGTTTACCCAGCTTCTCTATGAAACACACACAGCGATGACCCCTCCAAGGGGCGGCCCTTGCATGGATCACCGTTCTTCTTTGTAGCCGAACAACCCGTCGGCTCTTCCACACCAGTAAACACAGGCTGCATCGCTTGCACGTTGCGGCCTGCTACATAACTCGGGACTTTCACATCGGCAGAAATGCCATCGTGTGGTTGCCCAGCAGGGCGAACGTTAGTTCCGTAACCGATTGCGAGTTCTCGTCCCATAAATCCTCGTAGGTAGCGGGGGAGGGGCCGTATGCCCCTCCCCAACTATTGCCTATCAGGCAGCGTCACCAATGTCGTCAAGCACACCCTGGCGAGCACGGTTGCTAATCGTAAGCTGGCCGTAGCACAGGATCTGCGAGAACACCGAGTCCTGGTTGGTGGGCCGCACAAACGGAGTGGGCTTGAACCAGACATCGGAGTGACCGACGAGCGACAGGTACTTGGTGTTAAGCATGTACATGCGGCCCGAGCCAGCGGTGGTGCCAGCAGGGATGTCATCATCGAACACGACAGGGGCGCCCTTGAACATGAGGTTCTGGAAGCCCGAGTTCGCCATGTCGGTGTCGGTGTAGCGGACGTTGCTGGTAAGCAGCGCCTCGTACGCCTCGTAGCCGAGCTGGCTGGTCATGATGATGGTCGGCTGGTCGTTACCCACCGAAACGGTGTTGTACAGCGAACCCATAGCGTTGAGCGACAGGTTGGCTTCCGCATGGTCGGTAACGGTCGAACGCCACCAAGCGTTGTCACCGTCGGTAGCGTCAATGCCACCGATGGTGCCAACAGCGCTGACAAGGTTGTTGATGCCGTTCCAGTCCTTGCCGCTGTTGCCAGTACCGTCAGCGAACAGCATGGAGTTCATGTTGCTGATCACGGTTTCCTGAGCCTGGAAGATCTTGCCTTCCAGCAGGTCAATGATCTGCTCCTCGCCGCTGTTCTTGGCTTCTTCGATACCGCTGATCGTCACGGTCACTGCGTACTGGCCCCAGTCGTACTCGGCGGCGGTCATGCCGTCCGAAGCGGTGGTAGCAATAGTGTCAGTGCCCGAGTAAGACGAAGCGGTAGCGTTGGTCTTGCCGAGGACGGGAACAACGATCTTCGCACCGCCACCGACACGACGCATGGTCTGACCGTTGGTCAGTGCGTAGAACAGCGGACGCGCACCGAAGATGTTGTCGGTAAGCTTGGGGACATAGTTTTTCAGCGTCGTTGAGAGAATCTCATCGAAGCTGGAGTTGCCGAAAGCCATGATGGCTCCTTAGTGAATCAAGTGGTCATTTGCTTCTTTGCAAGAGCAAAGGCTTCACGAAGAGAAGTCACCTTGGTATCAGACACTTCAGGCTGGGTTCCCGCCTGGGTTGACCCGCCAGGAGCTACTACCGACGCATCCCGCTTCTTCTCCGTAATGTCCTGATCTTGCCGCAGCTTGTCTGCGGTGGACTTCACGTCGTTGAATTGCCAATGCGTGTACGCCGCTTCAAGATTCGTAATCTTGTTCGTCACGGCGTGGTGTAGAAGATCCTGTTTGTCGAAGTCTCCGTACCGTTCCTTCAGTCGATCTACTTCTTTGTCTACTTGCTGGAGACGGGCAGCTCGCTCCTGCGATTCGATCTTGCGCTCAAGCTCAGCCAACTTCTTGTCAGAAGGGTCCATGTCATCCCAGCCAGACTCTTCTGTCTGACCAGAACTCATGTTGATACCAAATGTCTGAGCCAAAGTCCCAAGAGTCCCCTCTGGATCACTCTCCAGAGCAGACACGATTGCTTCGGCTTGCTGCAAACGTTCCCGTTCGGTGGCTACCTCTTGCGTCTTACGGGTGTAATCCGCTTGGCGCTGGTAACCCTTTTGAAGCTCATCCAGGGTGACCTGATGCTCCTCGCCGTCAATCTTGACGGTGTAAGCAGGTTCCTGACTTGCCTCTGCTGAAACTTCCGAGGTGTCCACGGACGTGGGTTCAGTTGCTTCGGTTTCTTCGGACACTATGATCCTCCTAAGGAATCTTCGAAAAGGTGTTCCTAAGACTAATGTGAACTATGTCCCACTACAGGGACGGTAGCTCCATGCCCATCTGCCCCTGAAGCTGCGCTAGCAACTCAGGAGGCACCCCTCCAGTTGGAGCGAACGCTCCACCTGGGGCCTGAGGGACTGGTGCGCCGCCCATTCCAGGCGGCATTGGTGCTCCTTGCGGGGGCACTGGACCGCCACCAGGCTCTTGGCCTGGTTGCGGCTGCGGTGCTTGTCCCATAAGGAAATTGTCGGGGTCTTTAATCCCAAAACCATCTTCCAGAACGTGCCGTGCCAACGCTGCAGGATCAATAACCGACCCCACCAGCGGCGCAACAGCGTTCAACAACGAAACAGCCTGCTGGCGACGAATCGTGTCGTTCATCGGCTGCGTAGAACCAGCCTGCACAACAAAGTCGTACTCGCCAACAATCTCTTCACGCCCGTACGGAATAAACAAGTCTTCGCCGCCTGCATCAGCCACTCGGGCCATCGCTTCGCCCGTCATAAACTGCTGCAGAAGCTGCACAACCCTCTTCGCTACCTGAGCAATGCTGATCTCAACGATCGCCAGCTTGTCAGCCGCACGAGCGTTCGCAGCATCCGCAATGATCGACGCTTCCGTAGCGGTACGTCGAATCTCGGGCATAGCGCCACGGGCATACTCCGAAACACCCGACACCGTGTTGATGTCGTTCGCAATAATGTTGGAGTAGTTGTAGATCTCTGCCGACAGCGGAACCTGCGGCAACGGCATCACGACCTGATCCAACGGCTTGTTCTCGTCAATAACAGGCACAAAGCGTCCGTCGTCTTCAGACTCCAACGCTTCACGGCCTGCAGGCCCAAACGACCGTTCGTGATACAGATACTTCCGTGCGTACCGTTTACGATCGTTCATCAACTGGCTACGAGTCTTGTCCAGCTCAAGCTGCAACGGTTCGATCGCCTCTAGATCACCCATCGGGTAGAAGTGATCGGGAATGTCGTAGTTCCGCAGCATGACGAACGGATGGCCGTATGCGTACGGCATTGCGACGGGGTCCACAAGGAACTCATCAGCATCGTCGGCATACACAGACAACGTGTTGTCCATGATGTCGTAGTATTCCCAGAGGACGACTTGGTCTTCCAGATACTGAACTTTGTCGTCGTTGGGGTTCTCATTGTAGATGTCACGGCTGTAGTTAGCGATCAGCTTCTTGCGGGCTGACGGCTTGTAGCGCCGATCCTTCTCTACTTCCTCTAGTGGCCGCACAATCCGCTGTGCGATCCAACGTGCGTCTTCCATGCAGGTCGCTGCAGGGTCGACGTAAACGTCATAGACACTAATTCGTTCTACAAACGGCTGATCTTCAACAATCCGCATCTCTGTAGAAGGAATACTGGCGACGATGTCGTCAAACGACGGCGGTTCGACACCATCCATGAAGCTTTCGATAGCAATCTGATCGATCTCGTTCATGGCCGAGTTGATCATTTCTTCTCTGGCAAGTTCCCCGATGCTCTGTTCCTGCTCTACGAACTTCCAACCCACCTTGAGCCAGCCGTGCCCAAAGACCAAAAAGTCTTTGACAGCCCGACGGAACGGAGTACGGAAGTCGTGGTGCTTCCACAGGTGGTTAACCACGGCTTCTACAAACATGGCCCGTTTGGCGTCTTCAGGCTTGTTCGCCTGAACAACAACCTTGGGGTAGTTCACGGCTACGGAAGGCGCAATGACGTTGATGGTTGAAAACGCAAGGTTTACAGCGATCAGGTCGCCGCTGTCTTGCATGTATTCAGGAAAGTGCTGTCCACGGTACAGATCCGACAGGCGCATCCAGTTGTCGTCAAACTGTTCATCTTGACGCCAACGTTGACACTTGTCGACTCTGTCTTGGTACTGCTCCAACCTGTCACGGCGCGACTTCCGAGCCATGTCAAACCCTCTCTATGTTGCGCCCCTGAGACTGAGCCTCTGCAACCACCTTAGCTTCACGCTCACGACTTGTGAGGTGCTGCTCGTCAGAAGGAAGCATTGCCCGAAAGCCACGTCCAGTTGACATCTGCAAAGAGTTCAACCGCACCCAACGCTCATAGATCTCGTCAAGCTCAGACTTGGAGATGGCTTCGCCCTTCTCCCGTCGCATGTGTTCGCAAAACTCGTCATACGACGAGTTCTTTGGAATAATCGCCATTATCAGGCGTCGCTACCAGCAGCGTTGAAGGAAGCAGCGCGCTCCACCGAACCAGTGGTGCCGTGTTGCTGCTCAGGCGTGCTACGGGGAGCAATGCCTTCGCCACGGTCGCCAGTCTGACCGACGTACTTCGGGTCAGAGCCACGAGCTGTGCCACGGTTCGGGCTGCCAGCAGCATCACCAATTGGGTTGGAAACGACAGACTTGCCACGAGCCATCGTGTTGTTGCCACCACCAACATCGGTAGTGCCGTTCGTATGCGAAACAAACTTAGCCATGAGTAATACTCCTAAAGGTACCTAATAGGTAGATGTGCGTGTCCCACGCACGTTGCGTGACCCGATTCGGGTGTTGTTCCGAACGGGGACATCTGTTGCAAGACGGGCAAACCAGTCGACCGTCCAGTAATCGTCAGTATCTTCAACGTACTCTGGTTCGTGTGCGTACTTACGCATCTGGTTAGCGAGCGCTAACGCCATCACACGGTCGTCGTACGGCGACCCTGACATGCCGCCTCGTTCGTTGCGGACAAACGTCCGCAACTCAGCCAGCGTGTGGCGGTCAGAAATCGTCAACTCAAAGTTCCGCAACGCAGACGATAACTCGTCAATCATCAACGGCTTTGACGTGCGAGTTGTCTTCCAACCAAACTCTTGCCCCACCGTGTTAGTAACGCTGTTCAACTGGCGACGGCGGTACAACTTCGGGTACCCCAGATGCCGCAACTCGGTGATCGTCGTCAAACCGTGGTTGTTGGACTCTACGCAGCACAAAGCGTCTCGGTACCACAGCCCGACCGCATACACTTCTTCAGCAAGCAAGTCAGGGGCAATGTGGCCGTGCCAGATAGCGCACTGCTCGCCAGTACCTACATCTAGCACCTGAATGACGCTGTAGTCGCCATGACCAAGGCCCTCAGCGGTATCTACACCCATGACATAGGCGTGATGCACCTCTGGGTACTGCCAAACTTCAAGACTCATGCGGCTCTAAACTCCACCATGTTCTCATGACGCCACATATCGCCCTTTTCGCCGTAACAAACCTGCGATTCCAACTGATCCAGCACATCCAGATCAAAAACAGGGTTACCTGACTTCACAAACGCCTCTTCAGGCGTTGACGGGTACTCCTGAGCCAACTGCCACGGCAACATCGACTCACGTTTGTCCTGATACCACGCATCTCCACGGTCTTCAGTCGCAGACCACGGAAAAAACATCGGCGCAAACTTGTTCGTACCCGCCGTAGCGCCCACCCAAAGCTGGTGGTAAAAGTTGCCCGACCCGTTAGCGGTCGACAGGCCAATGATTCGGCCACCAATATCGGCCACAGGCTCAATCGACGCCCACGCATCCTCAGGATTCGGCAAGAACGCCCATTCGTCCACCACAATAAGCGACGCAGACTCGCCACGGGCAGGGTCAGACGCCGACGGCATCGACGTAATCTGAGAACCGTTATCAAACGCCATGCGCTGCTGGTGCTCAACCAGCGAGCGTGGCCCCCGCTCAGCCATCCAGTCAGGCAAATGCTTCTGCCCATACTTCGTCTTCTTCAACAACAGCACCGATTCACGCTCCGTACGAGACAAATCGATGATGTTCTGGTCCGAATGGAAGTACGCCAGCCAGAACTGGTGCGCTGCAACCAGCGTAGACCAGCCAATCTGGCGGGCTTTCAACGTCAGACTGTACCGTTCGTTTGCCCACTCCTTCAGAGCGAACTTCTGAGCGTCACGCAACTCAAACAGCACACGTCCCCGAGCAGGATGAGCAATATGCCAGTAATTCTCTAGGAAATACTGCTCGTCCTTCACGCACCGACGCCACTCAGCCTCACGCTTCAGCTCAGAAAACGAATACGCCACTACCTGTACCTGCGGTTCCTGCCGTGCCCATTGCGGGCACGGTTCGTAGACGAATCCTCCACGCTGTACGAACCGTCACTGTTGCGTGACATATCACGCCCAGTCACCGCCATACCCATCTTCTTCGCCTTGTAACGGGCACGGCCATGATCCCGACGGTACGCCAAACGATCCTCACGGGCGTTGTACCGCTTGTCGTACTCTAGTTTCTTTTTGTACGACACGGGGTTCTGATGGTAGTTCTTCGCAGACTTGCGAGGATTCGACGCTCTCGGAGAAGCCATTACCACTTCACCCTGTCTGCCCAGTACGCAGCCGAGCACTTACCCTTCGCAATATTCTTCGCATGGCGAGCCTTGAATGACTTACGGCGCGCCTTCTCAGCAGCCGTCTTCGGTTTCTTGCCCGCACCAGACACGCCCTGCTGGCCGAATCGAATCGTCTTGATCGAACCATCTTCACACTTTGCCACCACAACATGCGACTTCGTCGGATGGTTCGGCGTACGCTTCGGCTTGTTGTAGCCCGAAACGCCAGCACGCTTCAAACGAGGATCAGGTTTCTTCGCCATTACTAGCTCCTAGCGTTACGGCCAGCATTCCTAGCGGCCTCCGTGTTAGCGACGTACTGCTTCCCCTTCTTCGAAGCCTCACGCTTCTTCTTGTTCGTAGCTACCTTCTCCGCAGGAGTCAACGCCTCCCAAGCAGCAGCAGGCAAATAACGAGCAGTACCGCCCTTGCGGCGAGCACGCTTACCGTCAGCCGTGCGCCAGTCTTGCTGCGTCCACTCCGTCAACGACTTCTGAGACTTTGCCTTACCCATTAGTTCGTGTACCCCCCACCAGAAGCCTTGTACTCCTTCGCTAACATCTGCGCCTTCCGAGCAGACCACTGACCAGGCTTACCGCCCTTACCGCCAGCCTTGATCCGCTCAAACAAACGCTTACGCATCTCAGGCTTCGTGTAGTTACCAGCCTCATTCACACGGGACTTACTCATTGGCACGACTCACAAGACTCAGGGTTCTCCAAATCACACGACGCCTCAATTACCACATCAGCGTCATCGCCCCAATCAATATCCATAGCGCCCCGCTCACCCAGCAACTCGCCAGCCTCATGAAGCTCCATCAACGTCTTCGGATCACCCTGCATCCAAACCCTCCATCAACTGCGCCAACTCAGCAGACAACTCAGCATCCGACAAACCAACCACATCACGGTCATCATCCACAACCAAACGACGCTTCGGCGTGAACTTCTCAATGTACTGCAAATACAAAGACGCAGCCTTCACGTCGCCCGCAACTGCCGCACGATGCAGCGCATCCACAACGCCCTGAGTCCGCTCGGGGTGGACGTTTAGCTCAGCCGCCCTACGGTCCCACTCGCGAATAAACCGAGGATCAGCCTTCCACCGCCGTACAGTCCGATCGTTATACCCATTCTCCTCAGCCCACGCCACCGACGTAGCAGGCACACGAGACTCATCTAACAACCAATCCAGATACCTCGCCCAATCATCAGGCATACGCAACTGGCCGGTGTCTGGGTCGGTTACCCAGCCTTTACCGCCTCCGTTTTGTGGCATGTTGTTTCCTCCTACTTGTTAGGTTTCTGTGTCCCGTGGGTTGCGGTGGGACACTACACCTATTACTGTAACAGTGGGGGGAGGGGGGGCAACGCCTCTCAGCGTTGCCCCCCCTCCCCCCTACAGTAACTGTAACACCAGTGCAGTACCAGCAACCGCAGTACCGCAGTACAAACTCGCCGTACATCCGTCCCGCTTGTACGGCATCAACCGTTACTGTGCGACGACGCCCAAACAGCGTCGTCGCTAAC